GCCGTGGATCGAAGCCCAGGACGTAGCCGACCAACTCGACATCGAAGTCGACAATCGTCTATCTAACTGCACGGCTGCGATCAAAAGCGAAGTAGAGCGCCTACGCTCCGACCTCGACTTCTCGGGCTCCGTCGAGATTCCCGCCAGCATCGTCTATGCCGCGATCCTCTGGGCCGCGATCCTCTACCAGCACCGCTCCGCTCCAAGCGGATTCGCCGGGTATGGCGATGGTGCCGACGTTGTCGGCGACGTAATCGGATCTCGCAAAGCCGACATTTATCGCCTGCTCGGCTTACGTCGCCCGGTGACAGCGTGACCGTTCCCGAAGCACTCGACGCGGTCGTCGCGGAACTCGTCGCCGTAGGCCTTCCAGCCACGCGCGACGCTGGCGCATTCTTTCCCGCACCGATCGGCGTTCTCGTCGGCATGCCCAGCCTCGTCGCAACAGGGCTCGCTAGTCGAACGCTTGAGGTACCCGTCCACGTTGTAAGCGCCGACCCGCCAAGCCCAAGCGTCCTCGCTCTAATGTACGCAGCTGCCGACGACTGCGCCGCCGCACTCCAGACCAACACCTACCAGGCCACAACATGGTCGAACGGCGTCAACGCCGAACCGCTCCCCGCTCTCAACCTGCTCGTAACCGTAACAATCGACAATACCCCGGAGGTATAAAATGCCAGTAATCGACAGCCGACTAGGCCCCGGCACTCTCACATTCCAGGGCCCGGAGGATTTCTCCCTCCAGGTCGCCAGCGCGAAGCTCGTCCCAAGCGTCGCAGAAACTGACGGAACCCCAACCCTCGGCGAGCCCGATCCCGCGCCAGAGATGTCCGTCACTTGGGCCTTGTCTGGCAACACGATCTCCGACTGGTCGGACGATGCCGGTTTTGTGAACTGGGCAATGGACAACAGCGGAACAGACAAGACGTTCGAGTTTGAGCCGTTGACAAGCGCCGGAATGGCTTACACCGGCACCGTCCAGATCCGTCCGATTGAGATCGGCGGCGACGTTGCCGTCCAGTCCAGCGTTGCGTTTGAGTTTCCCCTCATCGGCGACCCAACCCGCACCTACACGCCGTAACCCATGATCCGACTCCAGGGGAAGGTTACATACCTCGACGGAACCGTCGAGGACTTTACGGGTGGCATCAACGCGCTCGCCGCATGGGAGCAACACGCCCACACGCGCAAACTCGACTCGAGCCCAGAAAAAAGCCCAATGACGTGGACGCTATTCGTAGCGTTCGCGTCGCTGGGCGCTACTCGCACCGGGAAAGACATCGGGTTCGACACTTGGCGCAAAAACGTCGACGACGTCTCGCTCGAGGTCGAAGATGCAAACCCTACGACCGAGGACACGTCGGAACTCTAGTGGCAGTCCTCGCAATCGAAACCGGGATAGCCCCGAGCGTTCTCTGGAAAGAGGACGCCTCCGACCTTGCGACAATGGTGCGCGTCCTCGAGGATCGAGCCAAAAAATAATGGCAAGGGCAAAACCACGCGGCTCCGAGATCTACGTCGACGATGACGACATGCGCGTCCTATTCGACGCGCTCAAAACCGTCGACGTCGAACTCCGCAAGTCGACCAACGCGCAACTACGCATCGCCGCCAAAGAGTGCGCCGAGGATCTCGCCCGCCGACTCAAGATCGCAGCGTACGCGGAACCAGCTCCACAAACACGACTCGTCGCCGAAAGCATCAAAACCAAAACCGATCGTACGCCCGTCGTCATGGTCGGCGGCACAAAAAAAGTAGGCAGGCCCTACCGCTCGCGCAAGACAAAACAAAAGCGCGCAGCGACCGCGGGCGACCTTCTCTGGTCGGTCGAATACGGCGACACCAAAGGCCGTTTCGCACCCAAAAACCCCAACGGCTACTGGATCAGCCTCACGTCCAAAGTATTCGCAGAATCACCCACGGCAACGGACAACTATAAGCGCGCCGTTCTCCGCATTCTCCAGGAAGCGAACGTGATCTAATGGCATCCGCAGCAAACGTACTTATCAAGATCGGCGCGAACGCCGGTCAGGCTGTCGGCGAGATCCGCAAAGTCGAGAACGCTCTCGGCAAGCAAATGACGGCAAGCCAAAAGGCATCGAACGTCACGCGCAAAGCCGCCGTACCAGCCGCACTCGCACTTGTCGCTCTAGCCGGTGCCGCGATTGCTTGCGCGAAAGCCGCCGCCGAGGATGAAGCCGCCCAAGTCAAACTCGCCGGACAACTCCGCCGCGTCACCGGTGCAACCGACGCCGCCGTCGCCAGCGCCGAGGACTACATCACCAAACTAAGCCTTGCGACCGGCGTCGCAGATGACGACCTACGCCCAGCACTCGCCACGCTCGCGACCGTAACCGGCAACGTCGAAAAAGCCCAACAGGGCCTCGCGATTACGCTCGACGTCGCCGCCGCATCCGGCAAAAACACCGCGACCGTATCAAAGGCTCTCGCCAAAGCCTACGCCGGTGACGGAGCAGCTCTCGCCAAACTAATCCCCGGACTAGACAAGGCCGCCGTGAAGTCTGGCGACTTTGCGCGAATCAATGCCGAACTTGCTCGAGTCACCGGCGGCGCTGCCGCCGAGGCCGCTGGAACCGCTGCCGGACAATTTCGGATCTTCGAGCTCACGATCGCAGAAACAAAAGAGCAGATCGGCGCAGCATTTCTACCCGTTCTCTCCCAGATCGCACCTTACCTAGTACGACTTGCCGCCCTACTCAAAGACAACACAAAAGCGATCCTAATCATTGGCGGCGCAATCGCCGCTCTCGCCGTCGCCGTGATTACCGTCAACGCTGCACTAAGCGCGTACCAGGCTATTGCCTCGATCGTAAGAGGCGCCACCATCGCTTGGACAGCCGCCCAGTTTCTTCTAAATGTCGCCCTGACAGCAAACCCTATCGGTCTGATCGTGGTCGCGATCGCTGCACTCGTTGCCGGCATTATCCTTGCCTACCGAAACAGCGAAACATTTCGCAACATCGTCGATACCCTGTTTGCAGCTGTAACGCGCATCACGATGCAAGCGCTCCGACCATTTATCGACAACTGGAAAGAGATCAGCGCCGCGATTGACTTCGTAGTCAAATGGCTAAAGATCCTATGGCCTTTGCTCGTACCAGGCGGGCTCGTCTACCTCGCTCTCAAAACAGCCGAGGAAAAGTTCGGCGCCGTATCTTTTGTAATCAATTACATGCGAGATTCGATCCGAAACGCAATCACCGCAGCAGGCGACATAAAAGACGCTTTCGTCGTACTTGCCGCCGTAGCCTCAACAACGTACACCACGCTCCGAAACGGAATCACGACAACGCTCGACCCGATCGCTCGAGCATTCGACCGAATCGTCCAGGCTATCCAAGACGTCGTCGAATGGATAAAAAAGATTCGCTTCCCATCCCTGCCGTCGTGGCTCTCGAGCCTCGGCTCGACCAGCCTATCCACCAGGACGACGGGCCTGTCGAGCATGTCTGGCGGCACCACCGTAAACGTGACAATCAACGGGCCGATTGACTCGGACTCGACTGCGCGAGAGATTCTCAAGGTACTCAACCAGTACGACCGCCGCTACAACCTCGTCGGCGCATGATCTACAGCGTCGTCATTGGCGAAGCGACGAGCGTCGAACTAACGACAATCTCGGACGACGTACAGCTAGTATTCGGGCGCTCGGATATTTATTCGAGCGTGGCCCAGTCAGCTGCTCGCGTGACGTTCTACGACGCCGACGTATCGCCCTACATGAAACTGCTCGGCTACACGCTCCAGGTCTACTCGACCGCCAGCATTCTCGCTTTCACCGGCACAATCAGCGACATGACTCTCCAGGTAGCAACCGAGACAAGCGGAAACGCTCTTACCGTGACGGCAATCGGCAGACTCTCCGCTCTAGGACAACGCCTAATCGCGTCGACGCTCTACCCGCAAGAGACGCTCGCCGTTCGCATGGCGCGAATCTTTACCGACGCGGGCGTCGCCGGAGCCGGATACGTCCTCGAGCTATCTACCGCCGACCTCGCTACAACCGTCGCCGAGCGCACCGCTAACGAGGCATCGGCGCTAAGCGTTCTCGACGAGCTGCTCTCCAGTTTCCAAGCGTTCGTTTACGACCATCCAGACGGCACGATCCGCGTCCAGAGTCTCGCGTGGCGCGTCGAGAGCGCAGGCACAAACACCGTCGGCGCCGACGTCGTCTACAGCCCGACATGGTCGCAAAACGTCCAGATCACAAACCGCGTATACGTCGAATACGAAACCGGCACGATCCAAAAAGACGACGCCACCTCGCAGTCTCGCTACGGCGTTCGCACCGGATCGATTTCGAGCAAGCTCGTGTCCTCGACTAACGCCACAACGCTCGCGACCACGATCCTAAACAGGCAACGCCGACCGCGCTGGAACCTTGCCGGTATCGAAGTGGTCCAGGACGCGACCGAGCAATACTTCGCAATCGGACAACAGCTCTACGTCTCCGAATTGCCGGCAGATTCTCCAGCGGGCGTTACAGGTAATTACATGGGACTTGTTGAGGGATTCTCCCAGGCATACCGTCGAGGGGAACAGCGCACGACCGTGCTAATTACCGATCCAATATTTAGCGGTCTCGCGTTGCAATGGGAGGAAACTCTCCAACCTTTCATCATGACGCCGTACCAATGGAATACCGTCCGTGCAACCGTCCAATGGGACGACGCGATAACAATCGAAGATTTGGAGCCCTAACCATGACGAGCTACACCACCAACGCCGCCTACCCCTACCCGTCGGCAACCGACCAGCTCGTCGACTACCCGACCACGGCAGGCAGTCTCGCCGGGTACCTCGACTTCCTGCCAAACCGAAACAAGATCATAAACGGAGCGTTTGACGTCTGGCAACGCGGCGGCGGCGGATTCATCGCCACGGATGGAATGTATACCGCCGACCAATGGCGCTACTCACAAACTGGCGCTGGCGGAACGCACACCGTGACCAGGGTAGACCAGCCGACCGGGTCCACACTAATCGGCGGCATG